AAGAGATGAATGCGCCCTCGAACGGGCGGTACCCCCCCGATCACCTATGACTGTCAGGTGTTACCGGCTCTAGAGCGGGGTGTTACCGCCCTGGTCAGAGGCTCGCCGGTCAGTGGATGGCGGGGTCGGCCGGCCCGGTGATCGTGGCGAGCAGCGCCCAGCTGGCGGCTCGGACGATGTCGGAACGGGTTCCGGTGACCGCTGCGAGGCCGCCGGCGACTTCTCGGACGTGGACGGTGCGTATCTGCTCGTCGAGGTCGGGGGTTGCGTCGTGGACGAGGCGGGGGAGTGCGGCCCGCCACAGCGGGAGCCCGATGCGGGTTTCGCGGGTGCCGGCGCGTTCGGTGGCGACGTGGCGGGGTTGGGGGATGCCGGCGGACAGGATGATCGTGGCGGGGATGTTGACGCTGTCGCGGAGGCGTGTGGCGTCGTCTATTGCGGCGTCTCGGGTGTCGCAGAGCCATCCGTCGACTTCGAGCTGGTCGTTGTCGTGTTGGGCGACGGCGGCGACTGCTGCCCCGGCGCCGTAGTTGTCTTCGACGGCGATCCACATGCGTACGGGGGTGCCGGTGGGTGTGGGTCGGCTGGTCCAGTCGTCGTGGCTGATGAGTGGTGCGCCGCCTCCGCGGACGATTCGGGCGCTCCAGATGTTCAGGATTTGTGCTCTGGCCGATGTGACGGGGTCGACGTGGTGCGTGTTGTCGGTTTCGTCGTCTTCGCCGGCGATGACGCGGGCGATGCGGTCGGCGATCTGGGCGGCGCGTCCGGGGTGCCAGTAGGGCGAGGCGTCGCGCCAGGCGCCTTCGTCGTCGAGGTCGGCGTCGCGGTGTGCTGACCATTCGATGAGGAGGGTGGATCGGGGGTTTCCGAGGGTGGTGAGGGCGGTGTTTCGGCGTGTGGGGAACAGGCTGGTGGCGTGGGGGTGTGCGGTGGACGCGATGATGAGTTGGGCGTGGCGGCGTTCGAGCATGAGTGATTCGAGGCCGTCGTCGACGACGTCGGCGTTCATGCCCCAGGCTTCGTCGGCGATGACCATGCCGGCGCTGTAGCCGTAGACGGAGCCTTTGCCGCGGACGATCCAGCGTGATCCGGTGGCTGGTTCGGTGATTTCCTCGTTGCCGTTCTGTTCGCGGACCGGGTAGCCGCGTTGTTTGGCCCAGGCGCGGGCGAGCTTCTGGACCTCTTTGCAGACGGGGAGATCTTTGCCGGTGTGGACGACGGTTTGTGGTTCGCCGAGGAGGTCGGTTTGGTGTATGCGCCAGGTGGCGGCGCCGCGTAGGAGGGTGGATTTGCCGACTTGGCGGGCTGTGGTGAGCAGTTCGGCGAGCCAGAGCAGTTGGCCGTCGTCGTCGTGTTCGAGTTGGCGGGTGAGGGCCAACTGTTGCCACCAGCGCATGTCGATGCCGGCTTCGTCGCGGAGCCAGGCGATGGCGGCGTGGCCGTAGCTGTCGACGGCGTCCGGGTGGGGTGCGGTCATGAGTCGGGGCCAGGTGCCGGATTCGGGGACGTCACGCAACCGTTCGAGCCAGTGGACGTCCCAGATGTGGTCGTCGGCGGGGTATCCGGCGGGTTCGTCGGCCTCGACGAGTTCGTCGGCGATGCGGCCGGTGCGGGCGAACCGGTTGCGGATGTTGGCGCCCTGGCGTCGGGCGCACAGTCCGCACGATGGGACGAGTACGCAGCACCCGGTGCCTTCGGCGTGGGGGACGGTGTGCAGTGCGATCGGGGGTTGGTGGTCTGTTTCGGTGGCTTTTCGGCCGCATCGGCAGCGTGAGTGTTTCGCTAGGACGGCGGCGCGGTTCTGTTGGTAGCGGTAGCCGTACGGGGATGCCATGTCGTCAGTGTCCTGGTATTCGGTTGCGACTTCAAGTACGCTTGAGGTTTCGTGGAGTCTGTGACGTCCAGTGGCCTGGTGTTGACCCGGTCGTTGCGTCCGCCGTCGGAGCCGGTGACACCGAACGGGAATGACCCCGCAACGCACTCGCCGGGCACAGTCGGTCCGCCGTCGGCCGTGCCCGGCGATCCTCACAGCCTCGTCTGGCTCGACGACGGCACTTCGGGCGGCGTGTTCGGTGGCGGTCCGCCGCGGGCGACGCCGTGGTCGGGTTGGCCGGCCGAATGGATGACACCGTCGTGGTACAACCGGCGTGACGAGCTGACCGACATCGCCTGGAAATGCGTCGATCTGAACGCTTCGGTGATCTCGATCATGCCGCCGTACTTCGTCGGTGACCCGGTGGCGGCGAATTGGATCGAGAACCCGGACCCGGACCGGTACAACTCGTGGATCGACTTCGCCAAAGCCCTGTGGTGGGACTACCAGTTGGGTGAGGCGTTCGTGATGGCGACGGCGTACAGCGGCGGTCGACCGGCGCGGTTCCATGTCGTGGCGCCGTGGATGGTCAACGTCGAGATGGTCGGCCCGTTCCGGCGGTACACGATCGGCAGCCTGGACGTCACATCGGACATTCGGCACATTCCGTACCAGATTTGTGACGGTGAGGCCCATGGGCACGGCCCGCTTGATGCCGGCCGGTACCGGGTGCTGGCGGCGAACCTGTTGACTCGGTACGCGACGAACGTGGCGGCGTCGGGTGGCATCCCGAACTCGGTGTTGAAGCACCCGGAGAAGTTGACGGCGCAGCAGTCGTCGTCGCTTCAGGAGCAGTGGGTGGCGGCCCGTCAGTCGACGATGGGGTTGCCGGCGGTCTTGTCGGGCGGTTTGGAGTTCGAGACGTTGCAGTTCTCGCCGGAACAGATGGCGCTGGTCGATTTGGCGAAGATGAACGAGGCGCGGATCGCCGTCATGATGAGTGTGCCGCCGTTCCTCGTCGGTTTGCCGCAGGGTGGCGACTCGATGACGTACAGCAATGTGCAATCAATTTTCGAGTATCACTGGCGGGCCGGCCTGTCGACGATGGCGACGACGGTGATTCGGGCGTTGTCGGGCTGGTTGCTGCCGGCTGGGACGGCGTTGGAGGTGAATCGTGACGAGTACGTGAAGCCGACGATGTTGGAGCGGGCGCAGGCTGAACAGATTTACGTTGCGATGGGTGCGCTCAGCCCGGAGGCGGTCGCCGAGATTGAACGGTTCTCTGTCGCCGCCCCGTCGACGACGTTCACGTCAGGAGTGCTGCAATGACCGACACGACGATGTTGGAAGCACCGCCGCGGGCACCGGTCGAGTGGCGTGCCGCCGTCGCCGTGTCCGGCGTCGATTTCGCTGATCGCACCATCGAGGTGATCGTCGTCCCGTACGACGAGGACACGACCGTCGAGTATCCGCCCGGCTCCGGCAAGTTGATCACCGAATCGGTGAACCGTGGCGCATTCGATGGTGTCGAGAAGCGGCCGGGTCGGGTGCGAGCGAACCGTGACCACGACGTGACTCGCACCGTCGGTTTGGCCCGTGCGATCTACACCGACCGTCCGAACGGGTTGGTCGGCGAGGTGTACGTGTCCCGCACCCTGCTCGGCGATGAGACGCTGCAGCTCGCCGATGACGGGGTGTTGGGTGCGTCGGTGGGGATGGCGGTGCGGCCGTCCGATCAGATCTGGTCGGAGCATCGGACCCGCCGTCGGATCGGTAAGGCGTTCTTGGATCACATCGCTCTGGTGCCGAACCCGGCGTATCAGGGCGCCGAGGTGCTGGCGGTGCGGTCGGTGCAGCCGCCGTCGTTCGCGGCGTCGCCGGCGACGCCGTACCTCGACGAGGTGTTGGCGTATCTGGCTTCGATTCCCGGTTTGTCCGCACCCAGGTAGCGGACACGGGGTTTGCGTGCAGAGGCGCCTGTGGTGCCCGTAGAGGCAGGCATCCTGGTTGACATCGAATGACATCCGTGTAACTCTGGTCGGCGAGTAGTCGACATTCGCACTACCGGCCGTCTGGACACGTAGAACGTGGCGGGCCGTAGCGGGTACGAGCGCCACTACGTCAGGAACCCATCGTTTCGACGTACCGGAGGCCAGCCGTGCCCGCACCCGCACCCCACACCGACGCCATGATTCGTCGCCTCGAAGGCGAAATCGAGGAGCGTAACCAGCTGATCCAGGGGCTGGCGCAGGATGCCCAGGCTGCGAACGGCGGGTCGGGTCGTGACCTGACCGAGTCGGAGCGTGAGTCGATCAACCGGGCGCGGGACCGGATCACGGTGCTCGTCGAACAGCTCGAACCGCTCCGTGAATCGTCGAGGATTGCGCTCGATGCCCGGCAGCGGGCCGAGGTGATCAACGCCGAGATCGAGCGGATGCGTGGCCGGGGCGGCGTGCCCGGCGAAGTCGAGTACCGCTCGGCTGGCGCCTATCTCGCTGACCTGTACGCGGCGGCGATGAACGGCGGCGACGACGCCCGCAACCGGCTCGAAGTGTTCAACCGCACCGCCGCCCACCAGACGACGACCGACAACCCCGGCCTGCTGCCGGAGCAGATCGTCGCCCCGGTGCTGAACCTCGTCGACAACGCCCGCCCGGCGGTGTCGGCACTCGGCCCGACCGACCTCGGGTCCGGGTCGTGGGCCTACGCCAAGGTCACACAGCACACCCAGGTCGGGGTGCAGTCGGCTGAAAAGGCCGAGATGGCCAGCCGCAAGATGACGATCACGAAGACGTCGATCACGGCGCCGACGTACGGCGGCTACGTCAACGTGTCGAAGCAGGACATCAATCGCACCAGCCCGCAGATTCTCGACATGGTGATCGCCGACCTGGCGTCGGAGTATGCGACGGAGACGGAGAAGGCGTGTGTGGCTGCACTCCTCGCCGGTGCGACCGCCGGGACCGCCCTCGACGCCACACCGACGCCGGCCGAGATCGCCACGGCCCTGTGGAGTGCGGCGGCGACCGTGTACGCGTCGATGAAGGGCGGCGGGCAACTGCTGCTTCTCGTCGCACCGGGCGACATGGGTCTGTTCGGGCCGATCTTCGCCCCGGTGAACCCGCAGAACGGCTACTCGTCGGGGTTCAACGCCGGCAGCTTCGGGTCGGGTGCGATGGGTGCCATCTCCGGCATCGCGACGATCATGACGCCCGGCTTTGCTGCGGCCGGTCAGGCCCTCGTCGTCAACACCGGCGCCGTCAGGGTGTTCGAGCATCGTTACGGCGCCCTGCAGGTGGACGAGCCGTCGGTGTGGGGTCTCCAGGTCGGGTACGCCGGTGATTTCCAGACGGCGATCGTGCAGACCGGTGGCATCGTCTCGATCGACACCGTGCCGTGATGAGTGACGCACCGGCAGGACTGTTCAACGACGCCGCCGTCGGTGTCGACTACGCCCCGCCGGGCGAGGTCACCCCGACGGTGCAGGCGAAGCCGGCGTCGTTCGATCCGGGTGAGCACACCGTCGCCGAGGTCCACGACTACATCGCAGCCCACCCTGGCGAGGCCGACGCCGTGCTCGCGGCGGAGAAGTCGGGCAAGGCGCGGGCGACGCTGGTCGGCGACTGACCGTGGCGTCTCCCCCGTACGTCGGTGACTGGTGGCAGCTCGACCATGACGTGATCGTCGATCGGGCGTTGAAGGCGATGCGGATGACGTCACCGACCGACCCCGACTTGCAGGCCGTAGGAGACGCTGCGGTCACCGCCGGCCAGTTGATCGACCAACGTCTCGACCGTTGCACCCCCCTGCCGGTTGTGACGCCTGCGCCGATCCTGGCTGCCGCGGTGGAGGCCACCGTCGTGTTGTATCGGCGCAAGGATGCCCCGTTCGGTACAACCGGCGGCTGGGCTGACAACGCCGTCACCACCCCGATCTACTCGGACCCGCTCGAAGGGGTGTATCCGATGATCGCCCCGTGGCGTGAACGTGTCGGTGTGGCGTGACGCTCGCCCTCGGCGCCGCCCGCACCGCCTTGCACGCCACGCTGGCCCCGCTGCTCCCCGCCGGCCGGGTCCACCAGTATCCGCCCGCCCAACTCGTCGCCCCGTGCGCCTGGATTGATCAGCCGTCATGGTCGATCGTCGACGGTCTGACCGTCGCGGAGTATCCGATCCATCTCGTCGCTGACGGCAACCCGACCGAACAATGCCGGCTGTTGGATGGGATGGCGGATGCGGCGTGGACGTTGATGGTCGGCCCGTACGTCCCGGTTGATTGTCAGCCGGGTTCGGTCGACCCCGGCGGCGGCACCGAGCTTCACGAATACGTGATCACCGTCCAGGTCTGTGTCGACGCTGTCTCGTTCTGTCCCCCGACCCCGGCGACCTTGCCGGCCTGGCCCGTTTCTGCGTAATAGGAGATTGATTTACTATGGCCACGCACGTCTTCCAAATTGAAACGGGCAAGTTCGGTCTGTCGAAGGTCGACACCGCCGACACCGGCTACCTGAACGAGTGGCAGGCACCGAACGGTATCGACGTGTCGACGGCGGTGATCGCCGACTACATCACCGGTGGAGGAGACTTCTCCTGCCAGATCTCGTCTGGTGCGCTCAGTGCGTCGCCGAACACGACGACCGACTCGACGCCGGCGACGTTCTGTTCACCGGAGGAAACCACCACCGGGGTCGGTGTCACCAGCTACACGCTCGACGTCACGTTCCTGCAAGACCCGGACCTGATGGCCGGGTTGAACCGGTACCTGTTCGAGTGGGACACGTTCGAGGCGTACTTCTATCTTGGCCTGAATGCTGATGCGGCGCCGAAGGCGATTGGCCGTTGCCGGATCATTGCCGGCACGATCGGTGGTGACGCCCGCACCAAGCTGACCGCCACCCTGTCGTTGCCGTGCTCGCGTAAGCCGGACATCCTGTTCGGTACCGGCGTGTCGACGGCACCGATTGAAACGTACGCGTAGATGTCGTGGATGTCCGCGTCGTTGCCAAAGGGCCAACGTTCGAAGCAGTAGTCCGCGAACAGGTCCGCACCCTAAACCGGGTGAACCGGCGGATCTACGCCCCCATCACGCGCAAAGGGATCAAGGCGATCAAGTCGGGGGCGCCCACATTCCAGGGCAAGAAGCTCACTGCACGCACCGACCCACCGGAGCGTTCGGCGACGTCAACGACGATCACGTTCTACGGAGTGTCTGCCGGCGCGTGGGCGATCAAGGAGTCCGGCGCCAAAGAGCATGAGATTTTCCCGCGGCAACGCCCCCGCCGGGGCGGCACCCGCAAATCGGCGCTGGCATTCCCAGGCGCCGGCCGCAAGACGAAGGGTGGCGGCCGTACTGGTGTCGCCGCGTACGTGTTGAACCATCCCGGCGTCGCCGGCCGCCACCTCTGGACGCAGGCCGGTAAACGCCTGAGGGCCGCCCTCACCCCGGCCATCACCGACGAGTACGACAAGGCGTTGACCTGATGGCGAAGAACAAGATCGAGTACGACGTCGTCGTCGATGCGTCCGACGCCACCAAAGAGCTTGGCAAGCTCGGCGACGCCGGCACGAAAGCCGGCCAGGAACTGTCGAAAGGGTTGGCGAAGGGTGCCGACGCCGCCGGCCGTGACATCGACGGGCTGATCGCCAAAGTCGAGAAGTTGGGTGCCGGCAAGGCGGCGAACCTGCTGTTGACGAACAACTTCAAGGACATCGAGAACGACATCGTCGACCTGACGATCAAGCTCGACGAGCTGGACGCCAACGACCCGGAGGTCGATGTCACCGTCACCCGTCTCGGCGAGTTGCAGGGCGACTTGGACACGGTCACGTCGAAGATCCGCGAGTTGAACTCGACGGACGCCGTCATCGATGTCAAGGCCGACACGTCGCAGGTCGAAGGCGCACTTGATCGTGCCCGTGGCGGTACCGACAAGCTGACGGCGTCGGCACAGAAGTCACGCAACGCGTTCGCCAACATGGTCGGCAACGTCGGCCAGGATCTCGGCGCCTTGGTCGGGATCGCCGGGTCGGCCGGGGTAGGCCTCGGCCAGCTCGCCGAAGGGGCCGCCGACGCGTCGAACGACGGCGAGAAGTTGGGTTCTGTCCTGAAGGGTGTCGCCACGTCGGCGTTGCCGATCGCCGCGCTCGGCATCGGTGTCGGGCTGATCTCGTCGGCGATGGCGAACGCGAAGAAGAAGGCGCAGGAACTTGACGCCGCCACCCGCCGATTCACCGAGGGTCTGGAAGCAACGGTCGGCGCCAGTCAAGAGTTGGACGAGGCGTTGGATTCGGCGTTCGACGTCGGTCAGGCGTCGAACGCCGCGATCGTCGCCCGCGAGTTCCTCGACGCCCTCGACCCGAAGAAGGTCCACGACTATCAGACGGCGCTCGATGAACTGGGCCTGACCAATGAGCAGTTCATCTCCGAACTGCAGGCGGCGGGCGGCACCGTCGACTGGTTCGCCAAACGCCAGTTGTTCGCCGCCGGTGCGAGCGACGGCGTGATCGACAGCGTTTCACGACTGATCGCCCAGTACGACGGATACGACGAGATCCTCAACTCGGTCGTCGACGGACCCTCGAAGGATTTCATCGAGCAGAACGAACAACTCGTCAGAGGACTAGACGACGTGGGCCAGTCGATCGGAGCGTTGGACCTCGAACGGCTGGCGAAGAACTTCCTCGACACCCAACGCAACATCTCCACCGAAACCCGCATCGTCAATGAGGCCGTCGACTCCACCAACAACTACACCGACGCCCTCGACCGCTACCTGCAGTTGAAACAACGTCAGAACCGGGAGGAGCAGCGGTCGATCGACCAGGCCGAGGCATACGCCGCGGCGATCGATTCCGGGGTGGCCGGCCGGCAAGCGTTCAACGACGAACAGGCCGAGATGGTGTTCACGGCTGGCGAGCTGGCCGACGCGTTGACGGATCTGCAAGACCCGTTGAAGACGCTGCCGGCGACGTGGGCCGTGCTGATCGACAACTTCCACGACGGCCAGTTCGACCTGGAGAACGCCGAGGTGTTGATCAACCGGATCGCCGAGGCGACCGGTCGGCCTCCGGGCGACATCCTCGACATCATCTCCACCGAGGCCGACAAGGCGCAGACGGCCCTGGAGAAGACCGGCACCGCGTTGGACCATGTGTCTGCGTCCGGGTTCGTCGGCGCGCAGGGCGAGATTTCGGCGGCGACACAGGCGACGACGGATGCGTTGAACGCCCAGGCTGATGCGTATCAGGCGGCGCTCGACAAGCAGCAGGCGATGATCGACGCCGCCCAGGGCTACGCCGACGCTCAACAAGCGTTCCGCGACGCCACCGCTGATCTGCCGGGGATCATCGCCGAGACGAACGCGGTGATGGCCGACTCGGAGGCGTCGATCGAGGACCGCACGGCGGCGATGCGGACGCAGCGCGACGAGACGATCAGCTGGATCGACGGCATGGTCCAGACCCGGCAGGAGTTCGAGGCGCAGAACGGCACGGTGCGTACCGCCGCAGAGACGCAGGCCGATTACGCCGAAGGGTTGGGTCTGATCGCCGGCACGTTGAACGACGACGTGATCCCGGCGGTCGCCGACTACTACTCCGACTTGCTGGACATCCCGGAGGAGCGGCAGACCGAGTTCGAGATGATCCTTGCCCGCGGCGACGAAGACGAGATCGAGGCGTTCATCGCCGAGAACTCGGGGACGACCGCGATGTCGATCGAGATGGAGCTCGAACAGAAGAAGCTGAACGAGGTCAAGGCGCAGATCGGTTCGGCGACGCAACCGAGGACGTTGCCGGTGACCGCCGTGGCGCACACCGTCGTGGCGAAGGGGCAGATCGCCGCCGCGTTCCCACCGGTGTCGGTGCCGGTGAACGCCAACACGAACCCGGCCAAACAGACGATGGATTCGTTCCGTCGGAACCAGGCGAACACCCCGATCTACGTCAAGGTTCAAACGGTCGGCGTGACGCCTGGCTACGTCAAGCCGGCCGCGGCGACGGCTGGCGCCCTGGGCGCGGCGCCGCTCGCCCTCACCCCATTCGAAGGCGACGAACAGGTCGGCGTCACCCCGTACGCCGGTGACGTGGCGGTCGCCTCGTTCGGCACACCGGTGGGTGGGTCGTCGTCGTTCACGCCGACCGTGCATAACCATGTGACGATTCAGGCGGCGGTGATCGGTTCACGCTTCGACGTGCAACGTGCCGTGACGAAAGCGTTGCGGTCGGCGCAACGCATCAACGGTGGGCGGGCGGCGTGAGCGTCGCCACCATCGAAACGTTGCCCGGTGTCACCCCGATCGTCGAGCTGGGTGTCGGCGCCTCCTACGACGACACGTCAACCGCACAGTGGGACGTCGACCTGTGGGACGACGCCTCAGCCGTGTGGGTTGGCGACAAACCGTTCTGGCTGGATGTCACCTGTCACGTGCAGGACATCGCCACGTTCGTCGGCCGTGAACGCACCGTCGACCAGTGGGAGGTCGGCACCGCCACCATCACGTTCGACAACCGTGACGGACTGTTCGACTTCCCGCTGTCGATGGCCGACCTGGCCGACGACCCGACCCTGTTGTCGGTGCGGCCGGGCCGGTCGGTGCGGGTCGGGGTGCAGATCGGTGGTGATCCGCCGCAGATGTTGTGGGCCGGATACATCGACGCCTGCAACCCGGCGTATGACGCCGTCGAGGGTGCCCGCATGATCGTCGAATGCATCGACGCCAAAGGGGACGCCGGCCGCACCGAGGTCGCCGCCCTGGCTACCGGTGTGGGGGCCGGTGAGACGGTGACTGCCCGCATCAACCGTGTGCTGTCGGCGGCCGGTTGGCCCACATATCGGCGGGCTGTGGAGACGTCGGGGGTGACGTTGATCGCCACCGAACTCGGCGGGCAGGCCGTGGACTTGTTGAACGTGGCCGCCGACTCGGCCGGCGGCGGCGTGTTCGGCGATTTGGGTGTCGCCGACGGTGACCCGCGGGTGGCGTTCAAGGGCCGCGACTTCCTCAACTACACCAACTCGGACCCGGCGACCGGCACCATCGGCGACTACGGCTACCCCGGCGTCCCCGCCCACTACGAATACGTGATCGACATCGTCGTCGACGTCGACGGACTGTGGGACCCCGCCGACGGATCGGTGACCGTCGTCGAAGCACCGGCCGGCTCCGGCCTGTACGACACGACGGCCCCCGTCGACCTGGTGTGGACCGAAGCACCGGCCGGATCGAGCCTGTACCTGCTCGAAGGCGGCGACATCATCCCGGCGATCCCCGCCGACACATGCCCGTCGAACTGGGAGCTGACGTTCGCCCGCGCCGACATCACCACCCAAGCCCTGCTCGCCCGTTCCACCGACGACACGCCACGGACGTATCCGACACCGGCCATGTTGGCCGACGTCACCAACGGCACCAAGTACGGGCTGTCCATGTTCGGCGTCGAAACGTTCGAACGCACCGACCTGGAAACACAGAACACCGCCGACTTGGACTGGCTCGGGGAACGCATCCTCACCACCCGGTCATGGAAGTACATGCCGCGGGTCGCCGCCGTCACCGTCACCGCGAAAGCCAGCGCACCGGAGACGTTGGGGACGTTGGTCAAGGCGTCGCCGTACACCCCGGCCCGGTTCAACTGTCAACACCGCATCGACGACCGCATCGTGTTCGAGCGGGTCATGTTGGTCACCGGCGTCGAACATTCGATCACGCCGGCCGGCTGGGAAGCACGCATCGCGTTGGATGACGCCGCCCCGTTCCTCGTCGGCGGCACCCACCCGGCGCTGTGGGACGAAACCGGTGTCGCCCTCTGGGATACCGCCACCTGGGCCGACCCCACCTGAGGAGCATCTATGGCCGTCATCGCAACCGTCTCACCGACCGAACTGATCCGCTCGACGTGGGGCAACTCGGTCGCCACCGAACTGAACAACGCATGCGTCAAGGCGGACGGGTCGCGGGCGATGACCGGCCCGTTGATCATCAACGCGACGCCGGCGTTGAAGCTGCGCCGTTCGACGAACGACCCGTATCTGCAGTTCGAGTCGACGACCGGCACCCGTTACGGCTACGTCCAGGGGTCGGCGGCGTCGATGAACTACGTGTCCGATTTGACGTCGACGCCGCACCGGTTCCTCGTCGGCGGCACGGAACGTTTCGAGGTGAACAGCACCGGCGTCAACGTCACCGGCACGTTCGAGACGAGCGCCATAACGTCGAACGGGAAGGGCCGGTTCGGTGGCAACGGTTCCCAACTGGAACTGATCGACACGTCGACGTCGGGTTCGGATTTCCACGACGTGTACGTGGCGTTCTTCGGGGCCGGTGTGTCGATGGTGTCGCCCGGTACCCGCACCGGTCGGATCGGCTACATCGGCGCAACCACGTTGGAGGTCCGCAACGAGGTTTCCGGTGGTGCGTTAGCTCTGTTGACGACCGGTGCCGGGGCGATCTCGGCGACGACCGGTAGCGGCAGCATCAGCCTGACGTCGGGCGGCGCCGCCGACATCATCGTCAACGCCGGCGGCGACATCCGGTTCATAAACGGTGGTGCTGAACGGGGCCGGGTCGCCGGTTCCCTGTTGTGGGGCAAGACGGCCGGCGGGTCGGCCACCGCCGGTGTCGAACTGTTCGAGTCCGGCACCATCTACTCGACGACCCAGACGAACGGCGTCGCCAACATGCTGCTACGCCACAACACCAACGCCGACGCCGCCGCGTTCATCCAATTCAACAACGCATCCGGCGGCACCCTGTCGTTGATACGCCAAGACGACGTCGCCCCGGTCGGCATCTCGATCACCAACTGTGCGATCACCGCACCGTCCGACTACCGACTGAAGGACGACTTGGGTCCGATCCTCGACGCCGTCACCCGTGTCAAACAACTCCAACCGAAGCACTTGGCGTGGAAGGAGACCGGCCGAGAGTTCGACGGGTTCATCGCCCACGAGCTCGCCACGGTGGTGCCCGACGCCGTACACGGTGACAAGGACGCCGTGTACGACGTCGAGGAAGCAGAACAGATGGGTGTCGAACCTGGTGCGATCAACCCGCAGCAGCTCGACCAGATCCCGCTGATCCCGCTGCTGACCGCCGCCCTGCTCGACGTCATCGACCGGTTGGAATCACTTGAGGACACGCCGTGACGTTGCCCACCAACGTCGGCACGGTCACCGTCACCGGCACGTTCATCAACTTGGATGACGGCGCCCCAGCGACGGGTACCGTGACGTTTGAACCGGTGCCCTGCCGGCTGGTCGACGCCTCCGCCGACGTCATCCTGCTCGGGGTGCCGGTTCTCGCCAACCTCGACGCCAACGGGTTCTTCTCCGTCGACCTGGCCGCCACCGACGACGTCGACATGAACCCGGTCGACTGGACGTATCTGGTCACCGTCAAGCTGACCGACCCGTCACGGGGTTGGCGGTTCGCGATGGCCGCACCTGCCGGCGCAGCCATCGACCTGGCCGATGTTGTCCCGATCGAAGGGTCGGTCGGTGACGCCATCCTCGTCGGTCCTGCCGGGCCTCCCGGCGTCGACGGCCCTGCCGGCCCTGCCGGACCGGCGGGTGCTGCCGGCCCCGCCGGCCCGCAGGGTGTGCCGGGTGATCCCGGCGGCCCGGCAGGACCGCAGGGTCCGACCGGCCCGCAGGGTGCCGTCGGCCCGCAAGGCCCGCAGGGCGTCAAGGGTGACACCGGCAACACAGGTCCGACCGGGCCGACGGGTGCGACTGGTGCAACCGGTGGCATCGGCCCCACCGGCCCGGCCGGCGCCACCGGGGCGACGGGGCCGGGTGTCGCCACGGGTGGCACCACCGGCCAAGTGCTCACGAAGCTGTCGGCCACCGACTACGACACGAACTGGCAGACCCCGACCGGTGGCGGCGGGTCCGGGATCACCGACGGCGACAAGGGTGACATCGTCGTCTCCGCGTCGGGGGCGACATGGATGTTCGACACCGGTGTGGTCACCGCCGCCGCGAAGACGGTGCTGGACGACACGACGACCGGGGCGATGCGAACCACCCTCGGATTGGGCAACGTCGACAACACCGCCGACGTCGACAAGCCGGTGTCGACGGCGACGACGACCGCCCTCGGATTGAAGGCCGACAAGGCGACGACGATCGCCACCACCGCACCGTTGACCGGTGGCGGCAGCCTCGCCGCCAACCGGACACTCGACATCTCCGACTTCACCGCCTCGACCAAGGGGGCGGTGCCCAACCCGGTCAGCAGCAGCGGCCGGTTCCTGAAGGACGACGGCACCTGGGACTCGCCGGCATCGGTCATCTCCGGTGCCGGCGGCGTGTTCCCGTTCATGCTGTCAGGCACCACCACCGAACCGCCGACCGGCAGCCAGCTCCGCGGCAACAACGCCACATTCACGTCGTCCACCAAGTTGTGGATCA